GTCGTTTTTTCGCAGCCGCGAATTGCTGACCGGGGGCTCCCGTGCGTGATCAGAAGCTGACCTTCGCGCAGGTCGCGGCGCTGCGCCGCAAGGCAGCGTGACATGGCCACTCGGGGACGTAAGCCAACGCCGACGCACCTGAAGCTGGTCCGCGGCAACCCGGGCAAGCGCTCCCTCCCGAAGAAGGAGGACGAGATCCCGGTGGTGATCGAGGAGGTGTCGCCTCCTCCGCACCTCTCGGACGAGGCGAAGGTGGAGTGGGGCCGGATCATCGGCACCCTGGTCACGCTCAAGCTGGTGTCCCAGCTCGACCGCGCCGCGCTGGCGGCCTACTGCCAGGCCTACGGCCGCTGGGTGCAGGCCGAGCGCGCGCTGGCCAGGATGGCGGAGAAGGATCCGCTCCTGCACGGCCTGATGGTGAAGACGACGAGCCAGAACGCGATCCAGAACCCTCTGGTCGGGACCGCGAACAAGGCGATGCAGGACATGATGCGGTACGCGACGGAGTTCGGCATGACGCCGAGCGCTCGCGTCCGCCTGCAGGGGCAGGGCAGTGGCGCAGCGGAGAACCCCTTCGAGGCCTTCAAACGGAAGCCCGGAGCCGCGTGACTTCGTCGCGACGGCGATCGCGTACGCCAAGCAGGCCGCCAGCCTGGCCAACCACCGCCGCTTCGGCCGCTGGATCCGGCTGGCCGCGCAGCGCTTCCTGAACGATCTCGAGCGGGCCAAGAAGAAGGGCGGCCCGTTCTACTTCGATCGCGACGAGGCGACGCGCGCGTGCGCGTTCATCGAGTGCCTCCCGCACGTCGAGGGCAAGTGGAAGAACGCGGACGGCTCCGCGCAGCCGTGCATCGTGCTGCACGAGTCCGATGTCTTCTTCGTGGTGCAGCTCTTCGGGTTCCGCAAGCCCGATGGCACGCGGCGCTTCACCACCGCGCTGAAGGCGATCGCTCGTAAGAACGCCAAGAGCACCATCGCCGCGGCCATCGGGATCTACTGCCAGGTCTGCGAGGACGAGGAGGGGCCGCAGGTGATCAGCGGCGCCACCACCGGCGCGCAGGCTCGGATCGTCTTCAACGTGGCGCGGCGCATGGTCGACAAGACCTCGGCGCTGCGCAGCGCGTTCGGCATGGAGGCGTTCTCCAACGCGATCGCGAGCTACCAGAACGGCGGGGTCTTCAAGCCGATCAACGCCAAGGCCAGCACGCAGGACGGCCTGAACCCCTCGACGACCATCCTCGACGAGATCCACGCGCACAAGACGCACGACCTGCTGAACGTGCTCCGCTCGGCCGCCGGCGCTCGCTCCAACCCGCTGTTCCTCTTCACCACGACCGAGGGCTACGAGTCCCCGGGCCCGTGGCCGGAGCTGCGGCACTTCGCGCAGCAGGTGCTGCTGGGCGTGATCGAGGCGGACCACTTCCTCGCGATCTACTACGCGGTCGACGAGGAGGACAAGGAAGCCGGCATCAAGGCCGACGACGACTTCGACGAGTCGGCCTGGGTGAAGGCCAACCCGCTGATGGGGGTGAACCCGATCCTCCTGGACGAGCTGCGCAAGGAGGCGATCGAGGCAAAGGCGATGCCGGGCCGCCACGCCGAGTTCAAGATCAAGCGCTTGAACCGGCCGAGCTCGGTCGCCGGCGGCTGGACGAACCTGACCAAGTGGCGCGCGTGCGCTGGCCCGGTCGACCTCGATTGGCTCGAGCAGTACGACGCCTACGGCGGCCTGGACCTCGCGAGCGTTTCCGACCTCGCATCCTTCCGCCTGGTGTGGAAGGTCGACGAGCACTGGTTCACGCACGGCTGGCGCTTCGTGCCGCGCGCCGCGGTGCGCCGCCGCACCGAGCGCGGCCTGGTCCCGTATCAGGCCTGGGTGCAGGCGGGCTACCTCATCGAGGCCGGTGAAGAGGTCATCGACTACGACGTGGTGCGCGACACCATCCTGGCCGCCAGCGAGCGCTTCTCGCTCCGGCTGATCGGCTACGACCGCTGGAACGCGGCGCAGCTGGTGTCGAAGCTCCAGGAGGAGGGGCTCCCCTTCCAGGAGTTCATCCAGGGGCCCAAGAGCTACCACCCGGCGATGCAAGAGCTCGAGCGAGCCTACACCGCCGGCAACCTCAGCCACGGCAACGACCCGGTGCTGAACTGGTGCGCGGCAAATCTCGTCGCCCGAAAGGACGCAAACTTGAACCAAGCACCTGACAAGAAGCGCGCGGCCGACAAGATCGACGACGTCGTCGCCATGCTGATGGGCATCGGCGTGGCCGTCTCCGGCGATGGCGAAGAGGACATCACGGCGTTCCTGCGCTCGCCGCTCACTGGCAAGTCTTCGCGGGTGCCGGCATGAAGCAGAAGATCGCTCGCCGGCGCGGCCTGAAGCAGTTCATCGCGGGCTGGCTCGGCCTCAGCAACGGCAACGAGCAGCTGGCCGGCGGCCAGGACATCGTGCGCTCCCAGAGCGGCTCGATCGTCACCGCCGAGCGCGCGCTGACCATCTCCGCGGTGTGGGCGTGCACGCGCCTGCTCTCGCAGACCATCTCGACGCTGCCTCTGGGCATGTACGAGCGCACCTCGGACGGCCGCCGCGCCGCCGATGACCTCCAGATCGCGCGCGTGCTCTCCCTGCGGCCCAACACCGAAATGTCCGCGGTGGTCTTCTGGGAGGCGCTGATCGGCCAGGCGGTGCTGGTGGGCAACGGGTTTGCCCGGAAGCTCCGGGTCGGCTCGCGCGTGGTGGGCCTTGAGCTCATGCCGGCGAACCGCATCAGCTGGCGCCGCCTCGACTCGGGGCGCTACGAGTTCCGCTTCACCAACCGCTCCGGCGTGCAGGAGGTGCTGCAGGAGGAGGATGTCTTTCACCTGCCGGGCTTCGCTCTCTGGGGCCGCTTCGGCATGTCTGTGGTGCGGTACGGCGCTCAGGTCTTCGGCTCCGGCCTGGCCGCCAACGAGGCCGCGAACGCCACGTTCAAGAACGGGCTCATGCCCACCACCTACTTCCACATGGAGCGGGTGCTGACGCGGGCCCAGCGCGAGGAGTTCCGCGAGAACCTCGAGGAGATCACCGGCGCGCTGAACGCCGGCAAGCAGCCCCTGCTGGAGGGCGGCATGAAGGTCGGCGACGTCGGCATCGACCCGACCGACGCGCAGCTCCTGGAGTCGCGGGCCTTCAGCGTGGAGGAGGTGTGCCGCTGGTTCGGCGTGCCGCCCTCCATGATCGGAGCCACCGACAAGGCCTCGAGCTGGGCCAGCTCGGCGGAGTCGCTGAACCTCTGGTTCCTGCAGTACGGCCTCCGCCCCTGGCTGAAGCGCATCGAGCAGGCGATCTGGAAGGATCTCCTCTCGCCGGCCGAGCAGGCGCGCTACTACGCGGAGTTCTCCGTGGAGGGCCTGCTGCGAGCCAACATCGCCGGCCGCACGCAGTTCTACTCGACCGCGCTGCAGAACGGCTGGATGAACCGCAACGAGGTGCGCCGCCTCGAGAACCTGCCGCCGGTCGACGGCGGCGAGATCTACACCGCGCAGTCGAACCTGCTGCCGCTGGATCAGCTCGGCGCGGCGCAGCAGTCCGGGGCGATGGCAGCGCAGGACGCGCTGAAGGCCTGGCTCGGCATCAACGAATCGAGAGGTGAGCATGCTGCAACGCAAGAGTGATGGGCGCGAGCTGAAGCACAAGCAGGTCGCGTTCAAGGCCAGCCACGAGGGCGAGGACGGCTCTTTCAAGGGCTAAGCTTCGGTCTTCGGCAACATCGACAGCTACCGCGAGATCGTCGCGCCTGGCGCGTTCGCCGACTCCATCAAGCGCATCAAGGAGTCGGGCGACCCGCTGCCGGTGCTCTGGCAGCACCGCGCCGGCGAGCCGATCGGCGGCTCCGACGTGCTCGAGGAGGACGAGAAGGGCCTCTTCACCGAGGGCTTCCTGATGCAGGACGTCATCCCGCGCGCCAAGGAAGCGCACGCGCTGATGAAGCGCCGCGTGGTGCGCGGCCTGTCGATCGGCTACTACGTGGAGGCCGACTCCTGGAACGAGAAGGAGCGCCTCCGCACCCTGATCAAGCTCGACCTGGTCGAGTACTCCATCGTCACCTTCCCGGCAAACCAGCTGGCGATGGTGGACGAGGTCAAGGCCGCGCAGCGGCTGAAGACCATCCGTGAATTCGAGGACTTCCTACGGGACGTGGGGGGTTTCTCGGCTCAGCGCGCGAAGGCGATCGCCTCCGCGGGCTGGGGCTCCGTCGACGCGGCTCGGGATGAGACGGTCGAGGCGATGCAGAAGACGCTCGAGGCTCTCTCGGGCTTCAAGCTCTGAACCAACCCCCCACCTCCACGAGGACATGATGATCAAGACTCTTTACTCCCTGGGCGCGTACCTGCACGCGCTGATGTTCGGCCACCTGGTGCGCATGGGCTTCGTGCTCTTCGACTCGCAGGTCGACCCCGAGAAGATCACCGCCGAGCTGAAGCGCATCGGCGATGCGGTCAAGGAGACCGGCGAGAAGGCGCTGAAGGAAGCCGAGAAGGCTGGCCAGCTCTCGGAGAAGACCAAGACCGCGGTCGACGATCTGCTGACCAAGCAGGGCGAGCTCCGGTCGCGCCTGGACGAGGTCGAGCAGAAGCTGGCCGCCAGCGGCAAGGGCAACGGCGACGACGACCAGGCCGCCGAGACCCTGGGCACGGTGCTGGACGGCGCGAAGGAAGCTCTGAGCGACTTCGTCGAGAAGCGCGTGATGGGCAAGCACGTTCAGATCCCGATCTCGCGCAAGGCGCTGACCAACACCGGCGCGACCGGCGCGGCGCTGAATTACCCGGGCACGCAGATCCTGCCGATGCCGCTCATGCCGCTCCTGCGCCAGCTGCGCATCCGCGACGTGATCGCTCCGGGCCAGATCAGCACCGCGGTGGCGTTCTACCAGCGCGAGTCGGGCTACACGAACAACGCCGCGCCCGTCTCCGAAGGCTCGCTGAAGCCGACGTCCGAGATCACCTTCGAGCTGATCACCGAGCCGGTGCGCACCCTGGCGCACCTGTTCGACATCAGCCTGCAGATGCTCGCGGACGTGCCCTACCTGCAGTCCTACATCGGCATGCGCGGGCTGTACGGCCTCAAGTCGGTGGAGGACACGCAGCTGCTGACGGGCTCCGGCACCGGCCAGAACCTGGAGGGCCTGTACACCGCGGCGACCGCCTACGCGCAGCCGTCCGGTGTGACCCTGGACCCGACCAAGGAGCAGGATCTCGACAAGCTCCGCCTCGCGCTACTGCAGGTCGAGCTCGCTGATGCGTTCGCCAACGCGATCATCCTGCACCCGACCGACTGGGCCGGCATCGAGCTGCTGAAGGACACGCAGAACCGCTACCTGTTCACCAACCCGCAGAACACCACCACCGGCCGCATCTGGGGCCGCGACGTGGTGTCGACGCGGGCGATGACGCAGGGCCGCTTCCTGACCGGCGACTTCATGGCGCACGCCCAGATCCTCGACCGCGAGGACGCGAACATCGCGATCTCGTTCGAGAACAAGGACAACTTCGCGCGGAACATGGCCACCATCCGCGTGGAGGAGCGCCTGGCGCTGGCGAACTATCGCCCGGAGGCCTTCGTGAAGGGCGTGCTCGAGTCGGCTTCCTGAGCCGGCGTGAGCTGATGCAAGGGGCGGCTCCGGCCGCCCCTTTTCACTTCCAGGAGACAACGATGGCCAAGGTCAGAATGATCGCAATCGAGCCGGTGAACGCGTTCTCACCGGGCCAGGACTTCGAGGTCACGGCGCGTGAGGCCGAACAGCTTCAGGGGCGTGGGCTCGCCAAGCCGGCGGTGGCGGTGGAGAGCAAGAAGGCCGAACCGCAGCCGCGCAAGGCTTCCCCTTCGCCGGCCGCTGGCGAGGGTGCACGGTCGTCTGCATCGCCAGCGGCCCAAGCCTCACCGCAGACGACGTCGCGGCAGTCGGTCGCTGGCGCGGCGCGGCCGCGAGCGGCTCGAGCACCGAGGAAGACGGTCGCCGCGTCATAGCGGTGAACAACAGCCACCGGCTGGCTCCGTTCGCGGACGTGATCTTCGCGATGGACCGGGGGTGGTGGAACGAGTACGGGCTGGAGATCAAGTCGCCGGCCGAGCTCTGGACGACCAACCGTGAGGCGGCTCGGGTCTACAACCTGAACCACATCAACGGCGAGCCGGGCGGCGGGATCTCTCGCCGGCCGAACTGCATCAAGCTCGGCGGCAACAGCGGGTTCCAGGCGCTCGGCCTGGCGCTGCACTTCGGCGCGGCCAAGGTGGTGCTGCTCGGCTACGACCTGCAGCTCACGCACGGCCGCACGCACTGGCACGGAGACCACCTGCGCCTGGGGAACCCGCTCCCCATCCGCATGCGCGAGTGGCTCCTGCGCTTCGGCGAGCTGGCGCGCGAGACCCGCGTGCCGATCATCAACGCATCGCGCGCCTCCGCGCTCGCGTGCTTCCCGCGCACGTGGCTGGCCGACGCGCTCGGTCTGGAAGAGTCCCATGAAGGCATGGCTGAACCTGCGGCACGGAGTGCCTGAACGCTGGCAGGCCTTCACCACCGGCCTGCAGCGGCTCGGGTATTCGGTGATGTCCGGCGTGCCGGCGCGTCCCAGCGATCGCGACGTGCTGATCAGCTGGAATCGCATCCGCGAGGGCGATCGCTCGGCGCGCGAGTTCGAGTCGCGCGGGCTGACCGTGCTGGTCACGGAAAACGCCAGCTGGGGGAACGACTTCGCCGGCCGGCGCTGGCTCACTCTCGCAGCCGGTTACCACAACCTGGCCGGGCAGTTCCGCGTGGGCGGCCCGGAGCGCTGGGACGCGCTGGGCGTGGAGCTCGCGCCGTGGCGCACGGAGGGCGAGACGGTCATCCTGCCGCAGCGCGGCATCGGCCCGTACCGCGTGGCCATGCCTCCATTCTGGGGCGAGTCGGCGCGGTGGACCTACGGCGGCCGCATCCGCCTGCACCCGGGCCAGAACGCCTGCGTGCCGCTCGAGCAGGACTTGGCCAAGGCCGGGCGCGTGATCACCTGGGGCAGCGGGGCCGCGGTTCGCGCGCTGGTCTGGGGCATTCCTGTCACGTCCGAGCTGAAGGGCTGGATCGCGGAACAGGACAACACCGACGAGGGCCGGCTGGCGATGTTCCGGCGGCTGGCGTGGGCGCAGTGGACTCTGGAGGAGATCGCAAGTGGAGAACCCCTCGCACGGCTCCTCTCTCGCTGAGTTCGAGCGGCTCTTCGTTCGGCCGCGCGCTGGTCGCACGCTGATCGTCGGCTCGCGCATCTACAAGGAGCGCGAGGACCGGCGCCTGCGGTACCAGGACGTGCTCGGGGTCGACATGCTCTCCGGGCCTGGCGTTGACGTCGTCGCGAACCTCGAGGACGCGCACCCGGAGCTCGGCCAGTTCGATCACATCGAGTGCTGCTCGGTGCTGGAGCACTCGGCGCGGCCGTGGCTGCTGGCCGCCGAGCTGCAGGCGCGGCTCAAGCCTGGGGGCACGCTGTTCGTCTCCGCGCCGTTCGCCTGGCGCGTGCACGGCTACCCGCACGACTACTGGCGGTTCACCGCCGCAGGCCTGCGCGAGCTCTTCCAGGCCGTGGAGTTCAGCGCGGTGAAGTACGCAGGGCCCAGCCTCTGGGATCCCTCTGAGAAGCCTCCGATGATCAGGAGGCCGTTCCCCTACCTGCCACGCACCGAAGTGGCAGCGTTCGGAGTGAAGGCATGCGCATCCTCGTGACCGGCCGCGGCGGCGCTGGAAGCTGGCAAGTTCGAGGCGAGCAGATCGGCGCGGCGCTCGGCGCGCGCGTGGTGCCCCTGGCCGGGCTTAACGACATGCGGGCGGCCGACGTGATCCTGGTGATCAAGCGCTGCCCGGACGAGCTCCTCTCGAACCTGCGCAAGTCCGGGCGGCCGTGGGTCTACGACGTCGTCGACGCCTACCCGCAGCCGACAAGCTCGGCCTGGTCTAAGCGCTACGCGGTCGATTGGCTGCGTGCGCACATCGGCCGGCTCCGGCCGGCGCGCGTCATCTGGGCGAACGCGCAGATGCAGGCCGACTTCGGCGGCGGCGGCTCGGTGGTCTACCACCACGCTCGGCCCGGCCAGCAGCCGAACCCGATCAGGGCTCAGCTGCGGACCATCGGCTACGAGG